ATCTCCCCGATCTGCATCAGCACGGTACACGGCAAAGGTTTGCGGGTGATGCTCACAAGCATTGCCGAGTACTGTCCCGAAGTGCCTGTCTATTTGCGAGGGCCAGAGTCCATCATTGGCGGCTTTAACGCTGACTTCAAACTGTTTGGTGCAGCGCACAATTTCGGTCTGGACTACAACGAGATCATTGACCGCGCCTTTGCCGATGGGTTTGAGTCTGTGATCTGCGCCAATGACGATATTGTGCTGACACCAACGAGCTATCGGCTGCTGATGGAGGATGTAGCGCAGCTGAAAGAGGAAACCGGTGAGCCTGTGGGATGGGTTTCAGCGCGGTGCGATGCCGCCAGGCCGGTTCAAAACATTCGCAGTAATCCCTTTAATCAGAAGCTGCACTACTTCAAGTACCCATATGAGGACGCAATTGTGCCGATGGATTGCCCCTCCCCTATCTTTGCATGGATTGGTGCCGATGCGTGGGAGTGCTTTAAGTTTCCACCGCTGAACTGGTACTCCGATGACGTTCACTGCGCTGACCTGATCGAAGCTGGCTTTCACCATTACCTGAGCCGGTCATATGTTCATCATGTGGGAAGCCAGACGATAGGTATGAATGGGGATGCACTGACCAAGGCCGCCATACCGTGGTTACTACAGAACAGGCCGCACTATGCCGAAGCGTGGTTCAAGTGAGTCATCAATCCCAACTTGACTTTGTCGGTGGCGTGAAAGCGCATTTCCCTGAGTTTTTTGCGGGTGGGCGGGTTTTGGAAGTTGGTTCACTGAATATTAACGGCAGCGTGCGTGACTTTTTTGTCAATTCTGAAGAGTATGTAGGCTGCGACTTGGGCGAGGGTAGGGGCGTTGACATTGTTTGTGCAGGGCATGAGTTGCCATATGCTGACGGTTATTTTGATGTTGCGATATCGTGCGAGTGCTTTGAGCATGATAAGAATTGGCGCAAGACATTCTCCAAGATGGTTGACTTGGTCAGGATTGGCGGTTTGGTTATATTTTCCTGCGCGACTACTGGCAGGCAGGAGCATGGGACAACGAGAACGTCACCGGCTGATGCACCTTTCACAAATGACTATTACATGAATCTAGAGGCCGGACACTTTGGTTTGTTGGTCAAAAGGTTTTCACAGCATGAATTTAGCGAAAATCAGTCTCCTAGAGATTTATATTTTTGGGGTATTAAATGAAGACACCGGCGTGGCAGCGTAAAGAGGGAAAAAGTCCGAGTGGCGGCTTGAATGCCAAGGGACGCGCCAGCGCCAAGGCCGAGGGTATGAATCTGAAAGCGCCGGTGAAGTCTGGTGACAACCCGCGCAGAGCATCATTCCTTGCGAGAATGGGCAATATGCCTGGCCCGATGGAAAAGAACGGCGAGCCAACCCGATTAGCGTTGTCCCTCAAGGCTTGGGGGGCTGACTCAAAAGAACAGGCGAAGGCCAAGGCCAAGGCCATATCCCGAAGGAACAAGAAATGATCAACGATATGAACATCAGCACCGACATGGCCGCCGTCAATCCGATGGATGACACCGAGTTGCAGGGCATTGTTGCCGGTGAACTAGAAGATGCCGTCAGCTACATTGATGCTGATGTTTCACCGATCCGCGCCAAGGGAACAGAGTACTACCGTGGCGACCCTTTTGGCAACGAGGAAGATGGCCGCAGCCAGGTTGTGGCGATGGAGGTGCGCGACACAGTGAGCGCCATGCTGCCAAGCCTGATGCGCGTTTTCTTCAGCACCGAGAATGTCGTGGAATATGTACCGCGTGGGCCGGAAGATGTCGCAGGCGCACAGCAGGCCACTGACTACGCCAACTACATTTTCAGCAACGACAACAACGGTTTCATGACCACCTACGCGCTGTTCAAGGACTCGCTGGTGCGTAAGTGCGGCATTGCAAAGTACTGGTGGGATGAGGTTGAAGAGGTCAAGATTGAAGAATACTCCGGCCTTGATGACCAGACCGTGCAGATGCTGATGAATGAGCAGGCCGAGGTCAAGATTGTGGTCAGCTACCCTGACCCATCAGTGCCGATGGACATGATGCAGCCGCAGATTGATCCGATGACCGGCCAAATGATTCAGATGCCTCAGCCGATGCTGCATGACGTGCAGATCAAGCGCACCGTCAAGGATGGCCGCATCAAGATCATGGCCGTGCCGCCTGAAGAGTTGGTGATTGACCGCCGCGCCAGATCGTTTGATGATGCTGGCATCATTGCCCATCGCCAGATGGCAACGGTGGACGATCTGATTCAGATGGGTTACGAGTTGGATGAGATTGAGGAGAACATATCCAGCACCGATCTGGACAGTAATGACGAGTACCTGGCACGCCAGCCGCTGTCCACCACCATGGGTGCTGGTGACAGTTTGAATCCTGGTCAGCGCCGCGTGCTGTACGTTGAGTCCTATATCCGCGTGGACTTTGACGGTGACGGTATTCCTGAGTTGCGAAAAGTCTGCTGCATGGGTTCTGGCTACACAGTGGTGCGTAATCTGCCGTCCAGCTACATCCCATTTGTTGATTTTCCATGTGATCCAGAGCCGCATACCTCACCGCTTGAGGCAATGTCGATATTCGATCTGACGCATGACATTCAAGAGATCAAGTCCGAAGTACTGCGAAACACGCTGGACTCACTGGCGCAGTCGATCCACCCGCGCACTGCCGTGGTGGAAGGTCAGGTCAACATTGATGACGTGTTGAACAACGAAACCGGTGCCATTATTCGGATGCGTGCGCCTGGCATGGTGCAGCCTTTTACGACCCCATTTGTTGGACAGGCCGCATTCCCCATGCTCGACTACATGGATCAGATGCGAGAAGACCGCACCGGCATGAGCAAGGCCGCAATGGGGTTGGACGCTGACGCATTGCAGTCCAGCACAAAGGCAGCTGTGGCGGCCACCATTGGTGCCAGCCAAGGCCGTATTGAGTTGCAGGCACGCATACTGGCCGAGGGCATGAAGAAACTGTTTAAGGGCATCTTGTACCTAATGACTACCCACCAAGACAAGCCGCGCATGGTGCGCTTGCGTAATGAGTGGGTGGAAATTGACCCGCGAGTCTGGAATTCCAGCATGGACGTGACGGTGAATATTGGCCTGGGCAATGGCGACACCAATGAGCGCATCCAAGCACTAACCATGATTGCGGGAAAGCAAGAGCAGATCATGCAGCAGTTTGGCCTGAGCAATCCGGTGGTAACACCGGCCATGTACATCCGCAGCATCCAGAAGATCATTGAGTTGTCTGGCTTTAAGGATGCATCCAGCTACATCCAGACGTTGCCGGCAGACTTCCAGATGCCGCAGGCCGATGCGCCAAAGCCAACGCCAGAGGAGGTGCTGGCACAGGTTCAGGCTCAGTCGATCCAAGCCGACATCCAGAAGAAGGCTGCCGAGTTGGAATTGAAGCGTGAGCAGATGATCCGCGATGACGATTACCGTAGAGATCAACTGGCGCAAGACTTAATGCTCAAGAAATATGAACTTGAGTTAAAGTACAACACACAAATTAGCACTGCTGAGATTCAAGCGCAGCAGGCTATGGATCGGGAGGCCATGCAGCAGCAGTCAGCAATTGTTCAACAGGCAGTGCAGACAGCGGCGAATGTGCCTCCACCCATCAACCTTAATGGAATGGCTCAATGAACGAAGAACAAGTACGAAAAGGCCGCAAGTCCGAGCAGTTTATGCAGGATGAGGTATTTGCAACGGCCTTGGAGAAGATGCGTGGAGATTTGCTTTGGGAGTTTGAGAACAGCAAGCCGGAAGAGGCTAACAAGCGTGAAATTTGTTGGGCGCAGTTGCGTGCCATTGAGAATTTGCTGAAGCAGCCGATGCACTTGTAGGAATGCTCCCCGATGAGGGACAAGAGGATTCAGGCGAGTCGCAGTTGCCCGAAGAGGGCGCGGCGGGAGAAGATGAGTTGCTGACCGATGCAGACGCGGATGGCAATGAAACTGATTCCGAACAATCCGAAGAAGATGAGAATTCTGAAGAGGAAGAACAGCCACAAGTCTTCACCGTCAAGGTTGACGGTAAAGAAGTCGAGGTGACGCTGGATGAACTCCAAAAAGGATACTCAAGGACTCAGGATTACACACGCAAAACGCAGCAAATTGCCGAGGTGCGAAAGCACGCAGAGGCAGAGTTGCAGGCAGTGCGTGCCGAGCGCGAGCAATACGCTCATTTGTTAGGAGCTTTAGAGGCTCAGGTTCAGCAGGCAACGCAGCCGAATATTGATTGGGAACGTCTTTACCAAGAAGACCCCATTGAATGGGTACGGCAGCGCGAGGTGATGCGAGAAAACCAAGAGAAAAACGCGGCTATTCAAAGCGAAAAGCAGCGCCTGTCTCAGTTGTCGCAACAGGAACAAATGCAGCAGCACCAGATGGTGTTGCAGCATGAGCAAGAGGCTTTAGTGGCGGCTATTCCCGAGTGGAAAGACTCCAAGAAGGCTGCGGCTGAAAAAGCCATGCTTGTTCAATTCGGCCAGAAAGCTGGATTTGACGCTGCTGCTAACGCACAGCTTGAGGGTGATGACGTTGGCACATTTGATTCAGTGACAGCAACCGTCCGCTTGACTAACTATGCTCAGATTTCACGCAAGACTATTGTCTTGTCGAACACTGAGGAAGTGGTCAACAAGGCTGGCCGCCGTTCTGAACTGGCATACCAGATCGCCAAGCGCGGCTCTGAACTGAAACGTGACCAAGAATTCATCATGTTGAATGGCGGTATTGCTGTTGCCGGCAACACTACCACTGCTCGCGTGACTGCCTCTTTGGGCGCGTTTGTCAAGACCAACACCGACAAGCAAACCAACGGCACTGACCCAAGCTACACCACACTGCCAAACAGTGCGCGTACTGACGGCAACGTGCGTACCTTTACTGAAACCATTCTCAAGAATGTGATTCAGAAAGTATGGTCTGCTGGCGGTACTCCGAAAATCCTGATGGTTGGCCCTGTCAACAAGCAGCGCGTTTCCGGTTTCTCTGGCATTGCATCTTCACGTTTCAACATCAACGGTGGCGAAAAGCCTGCCGTGTTGATCGGTGCAGTTGACATCTACGTCAGCGACTTTGGCAACGTGGCCGTCATCGCTAACCGCTTCCAGCGCGAGCGTGATGGTTGGATCATTGATCCTGAGTACGCAAAGATGACTGTCCTGCGTCCTTACCAGCAAGTAGAACTTGCGAAGACAGGCGATGCCGAAAAACGAATGCTTTTGATTGAATTTGGACATAAGGTGTTAGCAGAAAATGCTCATGGTCTGGCAGCAGACTTGATCACTTCTTAATCAAATAAGAGGAAAGGGGAGGAGAAATCCTCCCCTACTTACATGGAAAAACGATTTTTTGATGCAAGCCCCGAGAAGGGGATCACTCGCACTTGGCACTACAACGATCTGACTGATGAGGCAACGATTCAGACAACGCAGGACTTGACTGCCGTCATTGAGGCCAACAAGCGCGACTTTGCCGCCATCGACAACAAAGCAGATTGGAAGGGCGAATGGCACCATATTGCCAGCATTCCTGAGTCAATCTACTTTCAGTTGAAGGCAGAGGGTAAGTTGGATGATCCGGTTTACATGAAAAAATGGTTGAACGATCCCGATAACAGGTTCTTTAGAGTGAGGCCAGGACAGGTATGAAATACATCGCAGTCTGCACGCCAGCGCGTGACATGGTTCATACCAATTACACCTATTGCATGGTCAATATGGTGGCGTACCACACACTGAACACTACTGACGCTGTCAGCCTCAAGATTCTGCAAGGCACGCTCATTCAGAATCAGCGTGCCGACCTGTGCCTTGACGCGATGCGCGAGGGTTGCAGCCACATACTGTTCATCGACTCCGACATGACTTTCCCGCAGGACATGATCCAGCGGTTGATGGCGCATGACGTGGATATCGTGGCAACCAACTGCGCGCGCAGACGTATGCCCACAGGGCCAACGGCGCAGAATTATGACGAGAATGGCAAGCGTCAACAGGTTTACACCATGCCTGAATCCACCGGCTTAGAAGAGGTTGGCTCAGTTGGCACTGGCGTGATGCTGATCAAGCGCGAAGTGTTTGAGAACATGACAGAGCCATGGTTCGATATGCCTTGGCAGACCGGCACTCGCGGCTACATGGGAGAGGATGTCTTCTTCTGCAAGAAGGCTCAGGAATTGGGTTTCAAGGTGTATATTGACCATGATGTCTCAAAAGAAATAGGACATATTGGCACGTTTGAATTCCGGCATGAACACACATGGGTCATGAAGGAACAGCTTGAAAAAGAGGCAGTCTAAATGGCATTGACCACCTACACCGAACTTAAATCATCACTGGCTGATTGGCTCAACCGTACTGATTTGACTTCTGTTATTGCTGACTTCATCAGCCTGGCAGAGGCGCAGATGGAGCGCCAGCTGCGTACACGTCAGATGATTGTGCGTGCCACTGCATCCTTTGCAGCTGCCGCCGAGTACGGCACGGTGCCTGATGACTTCATGGAAGTTAAGTCGATCAAGCTGGACACCAATCCGGTGACATCTTTGACATTCCAGACCATTGAGGCAATGGATCAGCTGTCGAATACCACCTACTTGTCCAGCGGTAAGCCGCTGTACTTCACGGTGGTGGGCAATCAATTTCGGTTGCTGCCAATTCCTGATGGAGCGTACACCGCTGACCTGGTGTACTACGCCAAGTTGACCAAGTTGTCATCTACTGTTGCAACCAACTGGCTGCTGACTCAGGCTCCGGATGTTTACCTGTACGGTGCGCTGTTACAGGCTGCGCCTTACTTGCAGGATGATGCGAGAATCTCTGTGTGGTCATCGTTATACCTGGCTGGTTTAGAGCAGTTGCAAGTTGCTGATGACCGTGGTTCAACCTCTGGCGGCGCTCTGTTGGCGCGTGCAAGGACATTCGGATGATAGTCACTACCACCAAGGGCGAGATGGACGATTCATTGCTTGAGAAGCGTGAAGGTTCATTGGACAACGACACCGAGACAACAAGCTGGGTAGAGTATTGGCTGGATGGTGAAATGGTTCACCGATCTGTCCACATGGCGCTCAAGCGCAGCGTGTTTGCTGATGGCATCAGTCAGTCGATTGGTTAATATGGCTGGAAAACCAAAACAATCAGAAGTTGAAAGATTTATGTCTCATGTACATAAACATGATTCTGGTTGTTGGTTATGGACAGCATATTGCATGAAAAAAAATGGATATGGATTTTTTAAATCACCAACAAAAAATCAATTGGCGCATAGAGTCTCTTATCGTTTATTTAATGGAGAACTAGATGCAAGAGATGTGATGCACAAATGTGATGTGCCTAATTGCGTAAATCCAGAACATCTTGCATTGGGAACTAGATTAGAAAATATGCAAGATGCGAAGCGCAAAGGAAGAATGCGTATTGGTGAAGATCATGGAAGGTCAAAACTGACTATTGATCAAGTTGATTTGATAAAACAATCAACTAAATTACAAAAAGAAATAGCATTGGAATTTGGAATTACTCAAGGCCATGTAAGTTGTCTAAAATCAGGCAAGAAGTGGCAACATCAAAATGTGAGTTGGGTATAACCCAAGAAGGGAACTATCATCGCAAACACACAATCAATGTGTACCAGTTTCAAGGGTGAGCTGCTTGTCGGCCACCACAATTTTGGCGTTGGAGTTACACGAGGTTCCACCACCGCCGACACTTTCAAGGCTGCCTTGTACTTAGCCTCTGCCACTGTCAGCGCGGCCACAACAGCTTACAGCGCCACAAATGAGGTATCAGGCACTGGCTACACCGCAGGCGGCGTGACGGTGACCTTTGGCACCGCACCAAGCACCAGCGGCACTACAGCGTTTGTCACGCCAAGCGCCAGCATCACTTACTCTGCTGTGACCCTTTCCACGGCCTTTGACGCAGTCCTGATCTACAACTCAACTCAGTCAAACAAAGCGGTTAGCGTGCATACCTTTGGCAGTCAGACCGTGACTGCTGGTACGTTTACGCTGACCATGCCTACCAATGACGCAAGCACTGGCCTGATCCGGCTGGCTTAACCAAGGGGCAGCGGCATGGCTGCATATGGCTCAGGTTATTACGGCAAGGGTGTCTATGGCATAGGCAATGTCGTCATCAGCGGTAACCAGGCAACTGGTGCCGTTGGCACTGTTTCATTCACTAAAACCGTTGCCATCTCAGGCAATTCTTCAACCGGCGCAGTTGGCACTCTACTGACCAATATTTCCATCCAAGAGGATGGGACAATCGCCACAGGTAATGTTGGAACAGTAGCGCCACAACTTTCATTTGCCATTACCGGCAATGCATCAACATTGGCGGCTGGCAGTGTCACGCCACAGATATCATTTGCCATCACTGGCAATGTGGCGACTTTGTCGGTTGGCACTGTTGGGGTCACCAGCACTACATCTATCTCAGGGAATGCCGCCACTGGAGATGTGGGGATTCTGTCAGCCGAGGTCATCTCATTCCAAGACATTACTGGTGTTGATGGATTTGAAGGTGTCGGCTCTGTTGGATTAACCATTGAAGTTGCGATAATTGGCGTTGAGTCTGCTGGCGCTGTTGGCACGCTGATCGGTTTTGGCTGGGGTGCAGTGCCAGACTCCAGCGAGACATGGACGGCACAGTCTGATTCAGGCGAGACATGGACACCAGTTGCGGATTCCTCCGGCAGCTGGACACCAGGTTCTGACACCTCAGAATCTTGGACAGATTTAGCAGACAATTCAATCACTTGGCAAGAAGCCGTGTAAAGGGGATTAAAGAATGGCAGATACCACCACCACCAACCTACTGCTGACAAAGCCAGAGGTAGGGGCCTCAACAGACACTTGGGGGACCAAGGTAAATACAGACCTCGATTTAATCGATGCATTATTTGATGCTGGTCCTTATTTAAAAGTTGCCAAAGGCGGTACTGGTGCAGCTACGCTTGACGGCGCTGGCATTGTTACTAAGACAGGCACGCAGACATTAACAAATAAAACAATAACAGCACCAGTTATTTCAAGCATTGTCAACACAGGTACTTTGACTCTTCCAACAAGCACAGACACTTTGGTGGGTAGAGCGACAACTGACACGCTAACGAACAAAACATTAACTAGCCCAACACTTACAACACCAACAATTGACTCAGCACAGATTCCTACGGTGTCAGGTACTGCACCTATTTACATGTGTCGTGCTTGGGTAAACTTTAATGGCACAGGCACTGTGGCTATTCGTGCAAGCGGAAATGTGACCAGCATTACTGATAATGGCACTGGTGACTACACAGTAAACTTCACAACTGCAATGAGTGATACAAATTATGCTGTTTTTATTGGCAAATCAACTGACGGAGATCAATTTATGGGTAGTGGCACAACTGGCCCAGCAGGGCCAAGTGCATATGCAACAACATCAATAAGAATTTACCCTCAACGAAACTCAGCTGGCGCTAATACCGATACATCAATTGCTTGCGTTTCCATCTTCCGTTAACAAGGAGAAACCATGAAAAGAATTATTTACCCAACAGACGATGGTATTGCCATTATTGTTCCAGCACCCGAATGCGGTTTAACCATTGAAGAAATTGCCGCCAAGGATGTTCCTGCTGGCGTACCTTTCCGCATTATCACTGACGATGGAATACCGAGTGACCGCACTTTCCGCAATGCTTGGAAAGACGATAACGGCATCAAAGTTGATATGCCAAAAGCCAAAGACATCACCCATGAAGCCCGCCGTGCAGCACGTTCTGCTGAGTTTGCACCGCTGGACATCAAAGCCACTATCCCAAGCGAAGCAGTAGCTGCTGAGGCTGCACGGGCTGTAATCCGAACCAAGTACGCCGCCATGCAAACAGCGATTGATTCAGCAACAACTGCTGACGAAATCAAAGCGGCTATGCCATGAGTTTAGAGACAGACTTCTACGCGCACCAAGCATCTTGCGATGAGCGATATAAGAACATCGAAGAGAAGCTGGAGTCTGGTAAAGCTCGCATGACGAGGATTGAGTACCTGATCTACATTGTCATTGCCGCTGTGCTACTCGGGCCAGGCTTTGCTGCTCAAATGTTTTCTAAGCTGCTGGGGCTGTAAATTGATCCAATCACGTTATGCCTCATGGCCGGAAGCCTCTGTAAGCAAATTCAAGCAGGCTGTCAGCTTTACCGTGATGCAAAAACGCAGTTTATTGAGATAAAAAAAACAAGTGAAGAAGCTATTGCAATTGGCAAAGAGGCATATGGGTTCTGGAAACAGTTACTGCAATTCTTTGGTGGCAAACCAAAACCGCAGCAACAAGCCAAGCCGGTAGCAGCGAAGAAGAAAAAAGAGAAGTTTGTTGAGATAGACGAGGAAGCAATACTGAATGACGTTGTAGATCAGCTCATTCAGTTTTTCCACTTGCAGCAGCAGCTCGCTGACCATATCCGCGAAAGTGAGGAGAAGTCCAGAACAGTCTATGACCCTGACGCTAATCTGTTTGAGGCTGCCATCAAACGAGTAAGGGCGCAAGACCAGATGCAAAAACTGGTGGAGGACATCAGAATGGCGATGACGTGGAATGCGCCTCCTGAGCTTGGTGCCTTGTACAGCAAGGTCATGGGGATGCGTGAGATTGTTGGTGCAGAACAGGAAGCCGCCAGGCTGGCGCAGGAGTCAAAGGCTGAGAGGAAGCGATGGCAACGTCAGCAAAGGGAAGCAAGCCAAAGGTTAAAAGCCGGATTGTCGGTATTGACCTTGATCCTTATCGGATACCTATGGCTCCTGTTTTTCGTCCTGACGAACCAGAGGATCACATGATGGGAGCAGTAGGCTGGATAGTTTCAGTAATTCTCGTTGCCTTGATGCTGCCACTGTTGGCGTTTATGCTGTTGGATACCTTGGAGCAAAAGCAAGAGGTGAGACAGCAGCTGGAAAAGGTGGAAAAATTACGCCGTGAGATCGAAAGGAAAAACCGTGACAAGACTCCTGTTTCCATTACTGATAATCCTGTCTTTGACAGGGTGCGAAGACCGCTTTAGATATCCATGTCAAGACCCAAAGAATTGGGATAAGGAAGAGTGCAAGCCGCCAATTTGTACGGCCACAGCTACCTGTCCTGAGATGCTTGTAAAACCAGAACCGGAGAAGAAGTGATGCCAACAATTGTGATGAATAAACAAACTCGCATGACTGCCGAAGAGATTGAAGCAAGGGTATGGGCTTTCGTAATTGTTTGTCTGATATTGATTCTGCTTGGATCGGTAGCCATGTTTCTCTACGCATTAACCTACGTCACACAGCCTATGTCATCTATGGCCCCAATCGACAAGGTGTACACCCAGCAGATCAGCACCATCATGGTATTCATTACTGGCGTGCTTGGCGGGGTTGCTGGCCGGTCTGGTGTCAAGGCAATAGCTACGGCATCCGCAAAGGCCGAAGCAATTGACAATGATGAGCCGCCAAAGCCATGAGCCTGCTTAACCCTTGGGTGATTTTGAGTATCCTGATTGCCATTGGCGCTGCCGGTGCCGGTGGATACTCCAAGGGTAAGGACGCTGAGTATCAGCGCCAGCAGCTGGAGATTGCCGCACTGAACGCCAAGGCTAGGGAGACTGAGAAGGCCATGGTGCAAGTCGTGCAGAGTTACGGTGACACATTACGAAAGGCGAATAATGCTGCAAGGGTTAAAGAGACAAAGCTGCGTGCTGATATTGCTAGCGGTGAACGCAAGCTGTTCATTCCTGTCAAAGCCGCCGAGTGCGCCGTATCAGCCACCACAGATACCGCCATTGCCGGTGGAGATCACAGCGGAACAGCATCAGCCGAACTTGACCGAAAGACTGCTGACGATCTTGTCGCCATCGCCGCCGAAGGAGATGCCGCCATCCGAAAGCTCAACGCCTGCATCCAAACCTACGAACAAATGAGGAACATGAAATGAATCTATCACCAAGTTTTACCCTTGAAGAATTAACCCATACCGATCACCGCGAGTTTGACAATTTGCCAAACGAAGAGGAATTAGCCAATCTGTACCGCTTGGCTGAATTCTTGGAACAGGTCAAGGTTGTGCTTGGCGGTAAGCCGATTATTGTGAATTCTGCATTCAGATCAAAAGCCGTTAATGATGCAGTGAAATCATCTGACAAATCACAACATAGACGTGGCTGTGCCGCCGATATTCGCGTGCCAGGCATGACACCAGATGAAGTCGTTAAGGCCATCATTGGCTCTGATCTGGAATACGATCAGGTCATTCGTGAGTTTGACCGCTGGACTCATATCAGTATTCCTAATACTGAGGATACCGATCCCCGCGCTATGGCTTTGATTATTGACAAGACCGGCACAAGAGCATTTGCATCACGACACCAGCGCAGCCTAATCTTGGCTCGCCTGGTGCGTCCTATGACGAGAGGTTTCAGTCTCAGTCATTCGGTGCGCTTAACACCTACTTCAGCAAGCTGACGGCGCTGTTTGCGGCGCTGTTTGGGCCGCGTGGTGGTAAGTGGATCAACAATCCATATGGCGCGTTTCAGGATGGCACAGATCAGGTTGCGGCCAACACTACAACGGCCTATGCCGTCACATTTGACACCACCGACTTCAGCAATGGCGTGACATTGTCAAATTCGTCAAGGCTTAATGTGGCGCAGGCTGGCATCTACAACATTCAATTCAGCATCCAGTTGACCAATAGCACCAACGCATCTCAGGATGTTGACGTGTGGTTTAGGAAGAACGGCACAAACATTGACAAGTCAAACAGCAGATTTGGCTTTGCGCCAAGAAAAGGTGTTGGCGACCCATTCCACATTGTTGCCGCGCTGAACTTCTTTGTAAGTCTGGCGGCCAATGACTATGTTGAGATCATGTGGCGGCCAACAGATGTTGGTGTGCAGATTGAGCACTACGCGGCCAGCAGCTCGCCGACTAGACCTGTAGTGCCATCAGTCATTGCCACCCTCACATTCGTGTCCAATCTATCCATAGAAACCGCATAATAAAGCCATGGCACTCATACCCTTAAAAATTCCACCAGGCGTGTACCGCAATGGTACTGAGTATCAGTCTGCCGGACGCTGGTATGACGCTAACCTTGTGCGCTGGTACGAAAACACGCTACGTCCTATTGGCGGCTGGCGCAAGAAGACAGAGACAGCCATTACCGGTAAATGCCGTGGGTTGCTGACATGGCGTGACAATGGCGGTACGCATTCAAAGCTATACGTCATGAGTGGCACAACTGCTGTTGTAAAAGACATTACGCCAACCGGATTTACTTCTGGTATTGCTGACGCTACTGTCATCACCGGTTATGGCTATAACACCTATGGAACAGCCGCATATGGTATCCAGCGTCCAGCATCTGACACATTTACGCCTGCAACGACATGGAGCCTTGACGCATGGGGTGAATATTTAGTTGGCTGCTCCAACTATGACGGCAAGTTATACGAGTGGCAGCTGGGATTCACAACGCCTACGCTGGCCGCAGTCATCACTAATGCGCCAACTGGTTGCGCCGCAGTTCATGCAACGGCTGAAAGATTCCTGTTTGCGCTGGGTGCCTCTAGCAACCCGCGTCTGGTGAAGTGGTCAGATCAGGAGAACAACACGGTATGGACAGCATTAGCGACCAATCAGGCCGGTGACTTTGAGATCAACAGCAGTGGCTCACTGAAGTGCGGAAAGCGCGTCAGAGGCATCAATTTGCTGTTTACTGACGTTGACGTGCATACTGCCAGCTATATCGGCCTACCCTATGTCTATGCCTTTGAACGTGTAGGCTCAGGCTGCGGTGTGATATCAGCGCAGGCTGTGGCCGCCATTGATAGTGCCGCGATGTGGATGAGTCGATCAGGATTCTGGATATTTGACGGTTATGTCAAGCCTATGCCTTGCGATGTCTCTGACTACGTCTTCCAGAATCTGAACTACAACCAGGCCAGCAAGGTTTACGCTGTACATAATTCAAAATATGGTGAAGTTTGGTGGTTCTATCCATCAAGTTCCAGCAATGAAGTTGACTCCTATGTCACCTACAACTACCGTGAAAACCATTGGAATATTGGCGTGATGGGGCGTACTGCTGGCACAGATCGAGGCGTGTTTATCAATCCTTTGATGGTGGATTCATCAGGCTACATCTACGAGCATGAAGTGGGATATGCCTATGACTCTAGCTCTGTCTACGCTGAGTCTGGCCCGATGGAGATTGGAAACGGCGACAACATCATGTCTGTGCGTCAGGTGATACCAGATGAGCAGACGCTGGGCGAAGTTCAAATTTCATTCAAGACGCGCTTTTATCCGATGGACACTGAGTTTACCTATGGGCCATACTCAGCCGCAATCCCTCCGGTTCTCTGGCCGTCAGGTGAAGATCAGGTACACCGGTGCCGTGCTGGAAGATTGGCGGGTTGGTGTCAACCGGATTGAGGCAGTGGCGGCGGGTAAGCGTTGAGCGAAGAGGAAGAGTTTGAGAGACTGCGCCATCATGTAGCAGCAGCCTTAGAATACTCTGGCGGCACTCATAAAGTTGAGGACATTGCTGAAGGAATCAGGCGGGGACAGTTTCAACTCTGGCCTGGCAAGAATTCAGTGGTGGTTACCGAGATCATTGTCTACCCGCAGTTGAAGGACTTGCACTACTTCCTTGCTGGCGGCGACCTAGATGAACTCCAATTGATGCGACCTATCATCGAGTCATGGGGAAAAGAAATAGGTTGCAGCCGAGTGTCTCTTGCTGGCCGTAAAGGCTGGGAGAGAACATTTTTAAAGGGCGAGGGGTACGAACCGAAGTGGTTCATCTTGTGCAAGGACTTGTAGATGGCGTACACATACAAACAATTACCAAATGGCTTACTGGATATATCAAATCCGGCTGCCACTATACAAGCAATGAAACAGGATGTAATTCAGCAGCCTGCTAACTTACTCGCTGTTGATCCAAGATCATCAAATTTACCTACTGGCGGTGGTGCTGGCCCAATGAGTGATGCGGCATTTGGCGCACAGATGGCAAATGGCGAGTCCAACGCGCAAAGCCTTGGAAATACTGGCGAGTCTATTGGTAAGGCGGTGATGGCATTTCTGTCACAGCCGCCAATTGCAATACAGGTATTGCAAGCATTGCTTGGACCGAATGGGTTAGGAATTGGAATTGGTACATCACCTGGCGCACCAGGTACTGGTGTTGGCTTTGGCGGTACTGCCGCTAGCGGTATGTCTGGCATGGGAATGACTGCAACTGGACCGTCAGGTCAATCCGCATCTAACTCAGGCTCTGGCGAGGGTGGCATGAGTGCTGGCGGTGGTGGCCGTGGAGGTGACGGCGGCGCATCATCCAGTGGTGACGGTGGTGGCGCTTCTGCTTCTGGCGGTGACGGCGGTGGGGCATCGGGTGGAGCCGGTGGCGCTGGTAGCGGCGCTGGCTGTTGTTTCATCATGCTGGAGGCACGCTACGGTGACGGCACTATGGACACCGTGGTGCGCCGATACCGCGATGAGAAGATTACAGACAGGAACAAGCGCGGTTACTACAAGCTGGCCGAGGTGTTTGTTCCACTGATGCGTGAGTCAAAGCTGTTCAAATTCATGGTGGCAAAGACATTTGCTGATCCACTGGTGTCCTATGGAAAGTGGCACTATGGTCAGAATAAGCATGGCTGGCTGTTCAAGCCAGTGGAAAAATTTTGGATGAAGGTGTTTAATGTGCTTGGCACTGATACACAATTCATTCGTGAAAACGGTCAAACGGTTTAAGGGGTAATGTATGTCTAAAGGCGGTTCACAAACAACTTCAACAAGCATTGACGAGGATGTCAAGGCCAAGTACTTAGAGCAAGTAGGTAAAGCTGAAACAGCAGCCGGTAATCTTGGAGTACAAGAGTTTGCTGGCTTTGATCCTATGTATCAGGCGGCTGAAAAAGCGTCCTACGAAGCCAGCATGAATCCATTTGGCGCTCAAGACATCATGAAGTTTCAGAATCCTTTTGAGCAGGATGTTGTACAGACATCGCTAAGGGATATTGAAGAGGCGCGACAGATGCAGGCTCTGAGCGATGCACAGCAGGCTACTGGCGCAAAAGCCTTTGGCGGTTCACGTCAAGGCGTGCAGTCTGCACTCACCAATGAGGCTGCGCTAAAGACTGCGGCCAGAACAGCTGCTCAGTTGCGTTCTGGTGGTTATCAGCAATCAGCTGCGCTGGCGCAGGCCGCACGTCAAATGAATCAGCAAGGCTATCAGACTGCCATGAACTTAGGCTTAGGCCGACAGTCATTTGCACAGCAGCAGCTGGATGCGGCTAGAAACCTTGAGTTGCAGCGTCTTGGTATCACTCAGGCGGCACTGTCAGCGCAGCCTGCAAACATTGGTCAGACAATGACTCAGCCGACCTCGCGCAATGTCGGTGCTGGCGCATTGGGAGGCGCATTGGCTGGATTCCAACTCAGCGGTGGTAACCCATTGGGTGCAGCTGCTGGTGGACTTTTAGGATTATTCGGATGACCGACTATCTAGAATTACTGCGAAAAAACAATCCTGCCAGCGGTTTGCGTAAGCCGATGATGGGTGAAGGCTTTGACCTGTATGGTGGCGTAAAGAACGCAAACCTTGACATGACTATGCCGTCATCTGATTACGGTGATGGCCTTGGCATCAAAGCGCCTGAGTCCTTTGGACAGATGCCTGCTGCAAAACCAAACATGAATGCTGGTCTGGCAATGTCTCTGCTGGGTGCTGGGCAAGAGAAGTCTGCTGGTATGCAGATGCCGCAGCTTCCAGGCGGTAGCAATCTGACCTACGCGCAATTGATGAAGATGTACGGCATGACCGGCTTACTTGGATGAGGTTAAGCATGACAAATGAAGAAAATGATTTGTTAACCAGTAAATTCATGCAAGATGAATTTGCAAGAACTGGTCATTATCCATATGATGAATTAAGAGATCCATCAAGATATATGGATGTTTTAAATCCAATTTATCCTTGGCACATGATTGAAGGTGAATCAAGAATTCCATCATATAAAGGTAATTTAAATCCTAGTCGTATAAATCCTAGTGATTATTCACCTTTGCTTTTTCCTCGGCAAACGTCACCAATCAATCAAGCAGAATTTACGCCTCAAACCTTTGGAGGTGGAGTTGTATTGGATACTGAACCTTACGTCAGTGAAAGCGATAAAACAAGACAAGCAATTGAACAACGCATTGCAGATGCACCAATGGCAATAAAACCTTACGTCAGTGATCGAGATAGAAGAATACAAGCAATTGATCAGCGCATTGCAAATTCACCAATTCCAATTGAACCTTATGTGAGTCCCAAAATGGCAGATGCACAAACAAACACTAGCTTTATGGATAACCTTGGCGGCCTATTGTTTGGCGGTGGAGGTGATGGCATGGAAGACTATTTGTCACCGCAACAGCAAAAGGCTATGCAGAATCGGGCCATGATGCAGGCCGCTGCCTCGCTGCTTAAATCAAGCGGGGTAAGAACAACGCCAATCTCTTTAGGTGAGGCATTGGGCGGTGCGTTTGAGGCTGGCACAGCCGGTTATCAGCAGGCGCAGCAGGGTGCTATCCAGCAGCTGATGATGCGACAGAAGTTGGATGAGTACAAGAGAAATATGGCAATGCAAGATGCCGCGCAGAGAATCATGATGGGTGATACTGGTACAGCACCAGCAGGCACTCAGATTACGCCACAGCAAGCCATATCTGCACCAGTATCAGAAGAATTGCCTGCTGGCCCTACTGTCGCACGTGCTGCAATGATTGGTCAAGTTATGCCTGGTGAAGCGCCAAGCCAGCAAGATGCTACCTATGACAGATACATGAAGTTATCTCAGTTGTATTCAGTCTCTGATCCAGTAAAAGCAAAAGCATATCAAGAACTTGCGAAGACTATTAAGCCTACGCCAGAAGTAATTGGTGAGCCTTATCGCGGATCAGGAGGAAAGTTTTACCAGCGGACTAAGACCGGTGGAAGAATTGAAATACCAGCAGCAGAAGCGCCAGCTGCTAAGCCTCTTGGTGAAATGAAAGAGGTTACAGACATAAATGGTCAGCCTGTGCTTGTACAGAGATATGACGATGGAACAATCAAGTCTGTTGAAGGTTATGGCTTACCGCGCGAGTTGGTACAAGTCAATCTTGGTGGCAAGATTCAATTCGTTGACAAGAGTAAGATTCCTGCAAACGCTACATATCTGACAGGTATGTCACCAGGCGAAGAGGCAAGACTGAAAATTGAAAAGGCAAATTTAGGTATTGCATTGAAACGTCTGAATCTAAGCGAATCAGAATTTCAGCGTGGTCAATATGACCGTGTTGAAACTGCTGATGGATTTGTGTATGTACCTAAAGCGCCTGGTATGCCAGTGATTCCAGTTATGGGTGCTGGCGGTGAGCAATTGGCAGGGAAGAGTTCAGCTACTGAAGATCAGGCTAAATCTGCTGGATTTACTTTACGGATGAATCAGGCATCGCAAATATTTAATCAACCTGTACTTAATCCAATGACTCAGCAGCCAATGGTTGATGCAAATGGCAAACCACTTACGTTGGAGAATGCATTTGGTGCGCCTAATAGATATCAGGCCATCATGCGTGCTACACCGTCAGCAGGATTAACTACTGGAATTGCGAACGTCAGCGAGTCTTCTGGCCGCCAACAATACCGTCAGGCACAAGAGAATTGGGTGACTGCCAACTTGCGCGCTGAGTCTGGCGCTGTTATTGGCACAGATGAGATGGAAAAAGAAATTAAGAAGTACTTCCCGCAAGTCGATGACAAGCCAGAAGTCATTAAGCAAAAGGTGCAAGCACGCAAGTCTGCTGAGTTGGCGATGGAAGTGCGTGGCGGCCCTGCGCTTAAAGCAATCAAGAAAGCGCAACAGCAGCAAACTACTGGTGGTGGATTAACATGGAATCCAGCAACGCAACAATTTGAGTGAGGTAAAAAATGCCGCAAGTCGTTAATGTTTTAGGTTATGGACCGATCACATTCCCTGATGGAATGTCAAAGGATGAGATGGCGGCTGCGCTGAAGAAACTTCCTCCAATATCAGCACCACAAGCGCCAGTAGCACCTGTTCAGCCAACAAACGTAATAGATCAATTGATGGCATCACCAGTTGGCGGTGCTTTGCGCGGCCTGCGTGATGTTGCTGAAGGTACGGTGCAGCTTGCTGGTAGAGGGTTAGAGCAGATGCCAGGCGTTGGGCCATTGTTTCGTCCTGCGCGTAAGCAGTTTGAACAAAGCATGACCGCCGGTGAGCAGGCTTACCGTCAATCACGGGCTGGTCAATTTATGCCTGAAGAAATGGATGTCAGTCGCTTAGTTGGTAATGTCGCAGGCACATTGTTGCCAAGCACAGCTGCCGTCAGAGCATTAAAACTCACACAAGCACCAGTTAAGGCTGGCGCTGTTGGCGGTATGGTCAGCGGGGCAATGCAACCTGTACAGACAGGGGCAACAGCGCCTACGTTGTCTACCCTGATAACTGGCGAACAGCCGCGAGATATGTCTGCGTCTGATTACTTTACCCAAAAAGCACAGCAAATTGGTACTGCTGGATTGTTTGGCGCTGGCGGTGGATATTTATCCGATAAATTGATTAGTGCTTTGCTAGGTAAAGGCCCAACTGTTACTGCGCCAGCTGCTGCATCAACAGCGCAGTCTCAGGCAACGGCCACAGTCACGCCAACTGCATCAGTTACTGGCGGTCAGGTTACGCCTGGTGTTGTTGGTGCTGATTTATCTGCCGGTCTTACTGAGGCGCAAAAGGCCATCCTAGATCGTGGCAAGGCCATGGGGTTTCGTACTACGCCAGGACAAGAAACTGGCAGCCGTTCACTTCAGCAGATGGAAGCCCGTCTAGAGTCCAATCCAATGACCTCTGGCGCATTCAATACTGTTAAGGCCACCAATCAAAAGGTGCTGAATCGGGCAACAGCACAAGCCATTGGCGTTGATGCATCAGAGTTAAGCAATCCAGTGCTGGCAACGGCGCAGCGTCAGATCAGCGCGGTCTATAACAAGGCAGCTAGCCCAACGGTTCAGAAACTTGATCAAATGTATGTGATGAACGGCATTGATCTGATTGATTCTGCCGCTGAAGGGTTAACTACTAAGCCGTTGAGATCAGAAATTTTTGTCAAGCAGTTGCAAGACTTGGCTTTAAAGGGTGAAGCCACTGGAAATCAGTTGTCTACGTTATCTTCAAAACTTGGTAAAAAAGCCAAGAATGAGATGACAACGCCATCCGGTGACCGTGAACTTGGTCAGGCTTTATTCCAGATCAAGGAGATCGTTGACGATCAATTGATGGCAGGAATGTCAGCAGCAGACCAGGCTGCATTCAGGACTGCGCGTGCTAATTACCGAAATCTGATGACTGTTAGAACTAGTTCTGGCGTTATCAATCCATCCTCTGGAAATGTATCAGGCTTGAATCTAGCATCAGCATTGACTCGCAAAGACCCTCGCGGATTTATGGAAGGTACAAACACAACGCCAATGTACGAGGCTGCACGCTTTGCACAGGCATTCAAGCCTATCGTTGGGGACTCTGGAACAGCCACACGCACAATGGAGTACACGCCATTGAATATGCTGTTGTCCATGCCTACCAACCTTGCAGCAAGTGCTTATACGTCAGCGCCATCAGCTGCCATAGCACGGCGCTTACAAGCTGGACTTGTACCCGCTGGTGTAGTTAATCCAGCGACTGAACAGATGATTCGGCGTAGTTTGCCGCTGACTAGTGGCGCAGGATTCACCGCAGGACTTTTAGGACAGTAATCATGGCAACCAGTTACTACCAAGACCCATACGGCGCACCTGACTACTCGGCAGAGGGTATGCCAAGCCTGTTCTCTCTGAGTAATCTGGAGTCGCTTGTACGAGGCACTGGTGCCGGTTTGCTTGATCTCCCCTACTTGTATGAAGGAATGTTTCAAGGAGATATTGATCCGCGAATGAAACCAAGGCAGAGGCTTGTCCCATCATCCGAGCAAATACTGGCTACGACACCGCGCATGACAGCGCCAACGCCACAGGCAGGCTTGCTAGAGACTGCCGGTACATTCATGTCACCGGCACCCATGGCGGCTGTTAAGCCTTTGGTGAAGGGTGCTAAGGCTATTGGTAAAACCGTTGGCAATGCTTATCTTAAAGAGATTGATGCCGCCATGATGGGTGAGCGTGGTGGTCTGCTTGGTGCATTGACACCGCAGCCTTTATACATGGCTGAAAATGTTGGCAAGGTAAAAGCCATTGATGTATTGTTTCCTAGTAGGACGCAAGCATCATTGACATCAGCAGAAAAATCTGCGCTCACAAAATACAAAAAATCACTTGATGTTCCAGCTGTGATGCGTAGAGAACGTCTGGCACTTGAGGGTGGTGGAGATATAGTAGAGCCAACGTCAGGTGAAGTATTTAGACAAGGACTTGGAATTGATCCTACTTATTTAGATAAAAAATATGTAGTCCCTGTATCTTCTGATTGGTCTGGTGGTGGTGAAACAATTAAACAAGCCGCCGGAGTTCCATTAGCAAGACCAGTAAAAAAACAAGCAGGCACAAAATACGGTTTGCTTGAGCAAAACATAGATGAGGATGTGGGTTGGGCATCAATGCCTGGCGCTGCAAGCTCAAAAACAAATAACTTAAACGAATATGCCGATCTTGGAGATACTATTGGTGTTTCATCTTTGCTTGGTCAAGATAGTTCTAACTTTTCGCATCATATTGCTCAAGGGTTGATTGGACAATTACCTGTTTTACGGCCATCAAAAGATGCAACAAAATTACTAGACTTTACAATTCAAAATAAATTTGTTCCTAAAAAATTAAAAGACGGCACAACAATTAGGACGCAACCATTCAAAAACTTCCCTGGCGTAACCAGTGAAAATATTTATGACATCATGGCTCAAGGCACAAAAGAATACAGTGCTGGAGACATACGCAAAGCAATTGCGGAAGAAATGTCAAAGGCTGAATTTAGAGATTTAGGATTTCCAAGGTGGGATACTTTTACAAACTTAGTTAATGAGCCAGGCGCATACACAGGCGCATCTGGCGGCGTAATGTTTAAAGCAAAACCAAAAGGAACAATACTTACTCCAACATACGAGCATGGATCATATTCATCAGGAATTCCAACTGAAGGAGTGCTTGGTGGGTTTAAGAATGCAGCCGGTGAAATAGTTACTGTTCCAGATTACAAGATTTTTAGAAAAACATTTGATCGCTTGCGAAAGCAAGGTAAAACAGATGCGAACATTAGGACTTCAATTCTGAAGGCTCATCATGGTGAGCAAGTAGATCAGCAAACTATTGATGGCCTGTTGAAGTATCTTGGGTATATTCCTTGATGAAATTTAATTGATGTTGAAATTCTTCAATCAGTTCATTTAATGTATTGATTTGGTCATCCTTTGATAGGCCATGAAAAGAGTCTTTCAGCAGCAAGTATGTTGAATTTGTCTTTGAATTTAGACCACAGTACACAATAATTTTCTTCATCATCTATCTCCAAACAGTGCAGCCACCAGCGGATCGCGCCGTGGCTTGAGTCTATGACCTCTTTCACGCGCCAAGCGGAAAGCCTTATCGTCCAATGTCTCACGCTGCCTAAACCTACGCAAACGCTCCACAGGTGTCAGCGGTAGCGGTCTGGCGGCATCTGTGCCAATGCCGTACCTGTACACGGCCACCAGTATGCGGCCTGATCTAGTCCATTCTTGAATGTGTACGGTGCCAGCCAGCCGCAGCCGCTTGATCATCTGCTGCGCTGAACGCTCTGTGCAGTACACCTTGGCCGCCAACTCTGGCGCTGTGCAGCCGGTGCGCTGTAGCAAGTCAATTACTTTCGGTAGTCTTGCTGATTTCATGCTCGCGCCTATCGTGTCTGTTGGCCTCTTCCTTGTCGGTGAAGACTTTGCCGCACTTGCTGCACCGCCAAAGTCTGCCGGTAGTGACCAGCGTCTGACGTTCACCGCGCAGGCCGTGCTGCTTACCTGTCATTGTGCGTATCGTTTCAATCAAGTGTTGCGCTCCTTGAGTTTGGCTTGCAATGCTTCACCAAAGGCAAGCTGACCCTGCATCTGATGACCACCGCGATGTTCCTTTAAGACCTCAAAATAAACATCTTGCATTTGTGTGCGAGTTAGATCAACCCATGTGCGCTGTGCTAAGACTTGCTCTACTGCTTTGCGTACCTCTGCATCTACATCAGCCTTTGTCCACAGATTAAATCGCGCTCTAATCCATGCGTTGAATTCGGCTTGTGTCATCACGCCACCTTTTTGTATTTGCCAGACCAGACGTAGTGGCCGCGAGCGTCTTTCGCCCCCATCTTCTTGAAGAACGTCAGCATCGATTTATACGGCACGCTGAAACGCTCGGCTATCTCTTTCTTTGTCATACCCTCGGAGAGCAGCAGCATGGCTCTGCGGCCATTGATGTCAGGCAGTTTGCGACCTGAGTTGGGGCGGGAACCACCTTTCATCACTTCACCTCTGTTTCATCGAGCAGGAACTTGACCACGCACGCAAGCACGATCACCACCAGTGCAATGCCGAGCAGACCGATCAGCACGAAATTCATCATCGTTTCCATAGAAGTCCTCCGAGTCAAAATAGAACAGCGCCAGCACCGCCAGCACCAACCATATGATTTTCACTTCTGAGCCGCCAGCAACTCCATCTCCACTTCCTTAACGCGCTCTCGCAGGATGGTTAATTCGTGTTCAGCAGCGTCAATCTTGCGCTGCATACGCTCTCTGGTCATGTTCTCCGCGTGCGTCCAGCCAATGAACGTGCCGTCAGTCACAGCCTGGCGTGCCAGCGTCTTAAAGTCCTCGCGGGTAAGGAATCCACCGCCGATTTCCATTGGTGGCGTGAACTTGTTAACGGCGCGGTCAATCTCAATCTGCATTTTTTCAGACATTTGTCTCTCCTTGTGGTTGTGTGTTGTTCCAGGCTTGCACCAGCAGGCTGGCGTTGTAGGGGATGGGTGTCACGGTGGACAGGAATAAGCCTTTGCCGCGCTGTTTGCGCCCCCATGCGTCCATGGCATTGGCATTCTTCAATTCACCGCGTTTGACGGCGTTGTAGACCGCGTGCGGCTTGAATCCGGCATTCTCCAAGTCTTCCATGGTGCGCGGTTCTTGGCAGAAGTCTTGAAGGTCAGTCATCATCATCATCCTGAGAGACGCTTTCATTGATCAATTGTTGTTTGACCAATTCCAGTGCGCCAATAACAGTTGCCATGTACAGCGTTTCATCGTATTTATGTATGGCCTCAAGCAGATCATCAACCAGACCATCAGCCAGTTTGCCTTGTGAAAGGATCATGATTTCTCCCTTGCGGCAAGCATTGCATCTGCATATTTGTAAGCCGCCACAGCTACTGCATCTGCGGCACGCTGTCCCGCGTCAAAATTGAAATCTGCTAGGAACATGAAATCAGGATGCCATCCTTTCGCAGCCAGCATTCCCTGCAACACTTTGGCCGCCATGTAGTCACGAAGCGTCATACCAGGGTTGTATGGCGTAACCCCTGTGCCTGTTGGAAATGCTGGTGGGTTGTTCATGCCGACCACCATGCGACAAGCAGTGCGGCCAAGCCGGTGCCGATGGCGAGGCACAGCAAGTAGTCCAGCGCGGCCTCTGCGCGTTTGCCAAGCCTGCGGTGGCTGGCATCAGTCATGGCGTGTTGTGTATGGTTCATGGGGACTCCTTAAAGATAAGGGCTTGCGCCCCCTTGGGTTGATTAGGCGGCTAACTTTTCTGCAAAAAGACGCTTTGACTCTGTACCTTGATCAATGTAGGCATCAGAACCATAAGCTGGGTCAACTTCAAACCAGCAAGATGATGTCAAAGGCTTACCTAAAGCCAAAACAACATTAACTTTGGCGGCTAACTCTTCAACAATAGCTACAGCATCTTTACGAATATCAGCAAATCCTGTTTCGCCAGTTTCTTCGCACTCTACAACTTCTACGCCAGCAAAAGACTTTTCATGACGAAAACGGCGGCCGGCTGCGTTCTCAATCAAGACATAATATTTTTCAGCAATAAATGGGTGACCATCACAAGAGATGCCAGCTTCGTACAGATCAGACACTGCGTATGCTTTGTAAGTTGTGTTCATTTTGCTTTCCTTGGAGTTGCGTTATTGAGGACTTGATAATAACAGACTTGTATAACTTGTCAAATACCTTACAAATTAGTCAACTATTAACCGATTACAATGTCCCTGCTGGTCTTTGCTTTCCAGCAGTTGCCTTTGGGGATCGGTTCACGCTGATCCCCTTTTTTCGCTGTACACTTGACGCTTTCCACAAAACATGGTTAACATTGTAAACATGAAAGTCTCACAGCAAGCAATTCAGGACATCAAGCACAAGATCGAGTCAGCCGGTTA